AGATGCACTGCGAGCGCCCAAGGGCGCCGCAGTGGCGCCCTTTTGGCTCATCTCCCCGCGGGTATCAAACCCGCTCCTTCACTGGCATTTAACCAGTGAAGGCCCACAGTTCCGAATTACACGGAACTGACCCAACGACGCCTAACAAATTGCGTCTTGGGCCTACCTGAGCGAAGCAAGTGCTCATGGTCGACTGGATCACTCCAATCAAACCGAAAACACTTAAGCAATGCCGAGTGACCTGAGATATTACTCTTGGGTGGTCGGCTCTCCAATGTAAAAGCCTTGATTAGAGGCAAATGGAGATGGGGATCCCACTTTGTCACAGAAGTATCAACTCCCGTAAACGAGTGTAAACCCATTGCTTTGGAACTGTGTGGGACTGTCGGTAGCTCACCGAAGACCCTCCTGAGTTGATCTGCTACGAAATTCGCAGTTTTCCAATAACCTGCAAAATGCAGAGAATTGGACAGAGCAAACCAGGATGCAGTTTCAGCTGCGTTCAAACGCCTCTCAGGCGCTACAGTGGTAACACGAATGGGAGTTACCCATTCACCATTGTAGTAGTCACCACCACAAGACTCTCTGAACGAACCAGTCCAGAAAGATTTGTCAGTGTTGACAACTAGCGCAAAGCGTCTTAGTTCCTGAGTCACAGCGTAGACGTGCTCGGAAGGTATGACGATATCATCGCCATACACCCGAACCGAACCTCTGAACCGATTAACATCGGCCAAGGTTAACGCACGACCGAGTCCGCGCTGAATTCCTAAAAAGGCGATAGTCGCAAAGACTAAGGCCTCTATGGGGAAACAGGTAGCGGAGCCCATAGACGCAAACTTTCTAAGAACAACAATTCTTCCGTCAGGAAGAATCGCTCGTTCTGAGCGAGTAACTCTCAAGGCGGCTCCCAACCAGGGAAACCTCCTACAGAGTCCTTGTTGAACAAGAGAGTTCAAAACCCTATCGCTAGCATCAGATAAATCGATGGTAGCGTAGGCTCCTGTAAGAGAGCCTTTTCGAGCCAAGTCGCGATTAACGCCTTGGTTCGAAAAACCGACAAAGCTTCGGTCGGAATCACCGGCCTCCAAATTGTCGACAAGGATCTCGAGCAAACCCTGTTGCATATACTGCATATGGGTTGGCTCTTGAGCTATGACCCTTGGGGTTTTGAGCGTTTTAGGGACAAGAGTCACCTTAACGGGTGGCTCTTCTTCCTGGGCTAGAAATTGCGGTATACGCTCATTCCAGTAGCGATGATTCGGAATACCGAAATCAACGTACGGAAAGAGAGTATCCAGTCGTTCTGTCCAAGTCGGAAGAGACCATTTATGGTTACCTTCCAGTCTGTCAGAGACATGACCGGGACCGTGCTTTGGAAAAACATCTCCAGCGTAAATATCTCTATCTACACTGGAGAGTTCGTTACCAAAGACGAGAGTCGCCATACGAGAAAACTCGAGGTAATCACCCTCGGTCCATTCGCCCAGCAACTCACGGTCACGCAATTCCATCTCGACATCGAGATATTTCTGGATAGCCGCTTTCTCCCTCTCAGGAGAACAGGGCAGTAGGACCTTCTTCAACAGATAACAAATCTGTCGAATTGATCTTATTGCGCTGATTGACGGCTTTCTGAGCAATATCCCGCTGCGTGAATCGAAAATTCGACAAAGGAAACCCGAGAGGAATCTTGGGAGACCCCCTCTCCAGGTGAAACCCTGGAAAAGGTCGGAGTCGACCTTTCCGATGGAAAGAGATTTGTCAAAGTCTCCTCCATAGGAAGGAAGGGTTATCGTGAAAAACGATAATCCCTCATTTTCGAATCTGGAAAGGGCATATACTATGTCCTTTTCGGCACACACGCCGGAGATTTCACCACACTCTCGTGTGATTGAAATCCACAGTCCTGTCAGGCTTTTCATGCTCGCTCCAATCTAAGGGAGTTGGGCATCCTCAAGCCACTCGCTGCACCTAACTAGACACCAACTCACCCTGCGAAGGGTGAGCCGGTGACTAGCCGGTTTCTAAATAACTCCGATAAGGTAAAGAAGTATTGCCAAAACGGAGCATTGAGAAATTGTCGCCGAGAGGGTGAACAGCACCAAAACTGTTGCTGTAGCACCGTCTCGCTTCTTAGTACTGAGACCACCTAAAAACTCTCTACGAGTCATAGGAACAGGCTCTGGACTAGGAGCACGAAGAGTAGGATCCATAGGATAGAGAGCATAGTCATGATCGCCCAACCAATAATCTTGGCTAAGCGACCAAACTCAGCTCTCACCTCCCATAATCTTGCCCTTGTTGGTTGCGTTAGTGAGCCACGCCGTCAGAGCGTCATACACAAGAGTAGCTTCCGCGTCTGAATAGCCCTGATCAAAGGGTCGATTCATGACAAGGTGCACGCTCATAGTATAAGGACGGTTCTGAGACGGAAACAGTGGATCACTAGTCGTCTTCTTGTGAGTCAGCTTGACGAGAGAACTTTCTCGGCCGGAACGCACGGTGTGCGAAACGTCCAAGGTAAGAGCTCCGTCAGCAGACGCGGAAGTCGACGAACGTCCCTGCACATTAATACGTGCAAGGTTCGTCGCAACCGAGTTATACGTGACGACTGTCGGGTCAGCGAGCAACGGTGGACCTTTACTTGTTAGAAGGTCTGCCTCCGTCAAATGACGGTGACAGGACACAGCCAATTATTTGGCTATGCCTAAAGCAGCCAATATCGCCAATTGACGAGGACTTAAGTCCACGCCGGTGAAATTGACTCCGAAAGGAGACACTCTAGCACGCTGTTTAATTGTCTTTTTGACAACAGCGGTTATAGTGTGCGGCACGAGGACGTCATCGATACGGAGTTGTCCGTTCCAAACATAGGTCTTTTCGACTTCTGAATGGCACATCACATACCCGTATACTTGAATGGCGCCTTCAGACAGCTGCAAATACAAGTGACGAAGAGAATTACCGCCATTTGTAAAGTAGTCTGTCAGCCATGAGAATGGAAGAAGTTCCCATACATCAGCTGGAGATGGAGCCAAATGATACGCTCTGTCCCAGTCGAATAGCAGTCTCTCGAAGGTTGACAAATTCTTCGGGAT